CCATTGCACCGAAACACGCATCTAAAGGATAGTTCTTTGCTTCTTCGTTTGTGTCTGGGTCGTATTCTTTTAAAGTGTACCTTGTGTTTTTCTTTAAGTCAATAGGTCTGTATAAAACATTCATAGCTCTATGTAGGTTATCATTATCGCCTATAAAGGTATCTAAGTCCACATATTCGCCAAAACTCATATTTTCTAAGTCTGGTATAAAACCGTAATCAATACCATTCATTTGAAACCTATTTATAAGCTGATGCTCTGTGTCGAACATATTATTTATGATAACACAAATATCTGTTATATCTTTTGCTTTCATTGAACGTACAACCTCAACAGGCACTTTACAGAATATCTCAATCATCTTAGATTGCACTTCTGATTCCTTTGTAATATCTAATTTTGAAAACTCCTGATACTGCCCTAGTGTAATTTCATTTAATGTTGTTGGTATGCTTAACTTAACTTTCATATTAATATATAAACTTTTTTAATTTATTTTAGTAACTATAAGATACAAAAAAACCCCTACATTTCTGCAAGGGTTAATTTATTTATTTTGTTTGTTTTTAAAGGGGGTTTTTACACCCCCGTTGTTTTATTGTTTTGTAATTCTGTGTTCTCCTGTTGATGTATTTTCTTCTACTAAAAATTTTTCTCCGTTTAATTTAAAAATCCTATCCCTATTGTTTCCGATTACCATTGAACTAATTACGTTTGCTTCTTGTTTCAATTTTTTTAGAGTCATTGTATTTTCCATAATGTTTGTTTTTTTTGTTTTGTTACGTCTTATTGACACTTCAAAGATACACTTTTATTTGGAATAATAAACATTTAATTAACTTTTTTTTATTCAACAGGTTAAGATACTGTATATTTTCCTCTGTTTGGGTTTTGTAGTTGAAAGCCTACTGCATAACGAACCGCATCTATTAAGTGATTCCAATTGTCTATTGGTGTATTTGACTTGCGTTCTAACCAGCGATAGTTGTTTAGTTCCTTAATTAAGTTTGTACTATCTGGACTTACTATAATATCATAGTCTTGTAATAAGCTGATGCCATAAGTAACGCTTCCTTGACCTTTTATGCTTGGACGTACATTACAACCCTTTGCTTTTATTTCGCTTAGTAGTCTAGGCTCTGCACTATCTCCAACGATTAAACCCTCTCTAGCGTGTTTTAAATTGAGTTGTGCTATTTGTGACGTTGTTAGTCTTTGCAAGTAGAAACATTCCTTTAAATATATTCGTTTGTTAGAACTATCTATATTGACCTCAACCAAAGTGCTAGGGTCTGCTGCGAAACCATAATCTTGACCCCATACGCTTACACTTGTTTTTTTAAATTCGCCTACGCTCCAATTATTAAATATAACTCCCTCCGCTTTGTTTAACCACGAGCCTAGCATTTGCTGTTTATACTTCTCTGGACGTCTTATCTTCATTTGCTCTATTTGGTCTATATAGCTTTTGGATAAGTTGTCTATGTTATCTTGGTAGGTGGTGTGAATGTACGTTGTATTTTCTTTAGTTGTATTGCTACCCTCTTGAACCCCTCTATCTTCAAAGAAGCGTCTATATATAAAATGCTCTTTTGTTGTAGGGTTAAGTATTAATATAATTCTGTTTGGTTTGCCTTGCTGTCTTACTGATAAATCAATAGTGTCAAACTTTTGTTCGTCAACTAATTCTTCTGCTTCATCTACAACCCACGTTGTAATCCCTTGTAAAGATTTAAGGTTAGCTGTCTGGTCACCGCTTGAAGTCTTTATTCCCCTGAATATTATTTTGCTTCCTGTCTTTTTATTTAGTATCTCATCTTTGGTTATATGGAAGTCTGCTATTGAACCGAACTGTTCTAGCTTGTCAATAAACTCTGGAATGATTGATATATAAGCTGAGGTTAATGTGTAACGTGTAAACAGTATCGTGTGACCTTGTTCGTATGTTAGCATCACTAAAAGGGCGTTTACTGAAAAAGATTTCCCAGAACCACGCCCACCACTAACAATAAAATACCTACTGTCACTTTCAACAATAGGCATATATTTCTTTTTTACTTTAATCAACGAACTTTATTAAATCTCTAAAATTAATGTTTAAACCCTCACTAGAGTTGATATCTACACTTTCCTTAGGTTTTCCATAACGATAGCTTAAATACAGTTGTACGGCTCTTATATCGCCTTTAGCTACTAACTCCCCTAGTTTACCTAGTGCTTCGTCTTTGTCTATTATAGCATCTAAGCGTTCTATAAGTTTTATCTCATCTGCTTTAGGTGGTCGCCCTCCCTTATTCCCTTTTGTGCCTTTGTTGTTTACTCTCTTATCCATAATCAGTATTTAATTAGTTAACTGAACTTATTAATATATAAACAGAATTACTTTTTTTTAGAATAACTTATATTCAGCTTCTTTAATTCTTTGCTCTGCTATCTCGAAATAATTGCTATCCATTTCAATTCCTATAAAGTTTCTATTGGTATTTACACAAGCTACTCCTGTGCTACCGCTACCCATAGTTAGGTCAGCTACTAAGTCATTCTCGTTGCTGAAAGTCTTTATCAAATCTTCTAACAATAATACAGGCTTTTGTGTTGGGTGGTAATTATCTCTATCTCTTTTATATTTGAAAATATTGCTTTTGTATTTATTGCCTTCCCATAAGTTAAACGTACTCGCAAACTTCTTTTTAAATTGGTCGTCTATTTCTTTAAGTTCTTCGTAGGGTTTTTCAAAAAACCCAGTAGGTTGTAGTATTTTTTTGTATATTTCTTCCGTAGGTAAATGAAATTGAGCAGCAGCCCAATAATGCTCTAAAACACTTCTATCTCTATTACCTTTTTTATTTGTGTAGTCGCTAAACAAATGGTTAAATTGTTTGTTAGTCATTCCGCTTTTACTCTTACATTCTTTTAAGTAATTTCTTAAAGGGTGTAAATCTTCGGTATCGTGCATTTTACTAAAAACCAAAACATCTTCTGTTTTATAAAGCAATGCTTTTTTACTCCTCATAAAACTACCTAAAGTATCTTTTAACCATATAGCTCTATAATTAAAAGGTAGGTTAGGTATTGCACTATTCATTAATTTATTAGTAAATGGTTCTTGTGCAAATAATATCATTTTACCATTTTTACGTAGTATTCTATTTGCTATTTCCATTATTTTATCAGTAGGTATAATATTATCCCATTCGTGCTTTTCTTTTCCTTGGTGGTAAATTCCGCTACTACTTTGCCCTTCCATTGTACCATAAGGTAAATCTGTCAATATTAAATCAACGCTACCACTTTCTATTTTATCGCTTTCAATTAAGCAGTCTCCTTTGTATAGTTTCATATTAAAACATTCTTATTTGTGCTTTGTGTTGCTCTATTCTTTTTATAGCTGCATCGTAATACTCTTTATCTAATTCACAAGCCGTAAGGTCATATCCTAAATTATGACAGGCTAAGGCTATTGAGCCAGAACCTAAATGTGTATCTAAAATCTTATCCCCCTCTTTTGCGTAATTCATTAATAACCATTCGTATAGTTTAGCGTGTTTTTGTGTTGGGTGTATTTTTGGTTTCATCTTGTAATCAACTCTTAACTTGCCATCAAAACCACTCATATTTCCAATGTCTGAAAATCTAACCATTTTACATTTTCCATCAATAGAAGTCCAAGCTAATTCAAATTCATCAAATTCATTTTTTCCAAGATAACCTGCCTTCACAACAGACTTATCCCAACAAATCCACTTTCTATTTATAGGCAAATTAAAATAATTGCCACCCCAAATGATTTGGTTTTTACTTACTCTAAATAATTCTTTAAAATAATCGTCACTTGGTTTTAAATCTATTTTATCCCATTTAGCAACATCAATCCCATAAGGAGGGTCTACAATAGCTAAATCAAAGTAGTTATCTGGATACCTAGCCATTAACTCCATATTATCTTCATTTGTTACTAGCATAGTACAGGGTTTTTAACTTTCTTGTTTAGTAACGCTCCTTTCACTTCCTTTATAGTCTTTGGCATTACTCTAGTTTTTAATGATGCGTTAAAGGGGTCTAGGCGTGTTTGCTTAAACTCTTGTAGTGTTTCTATATCCCATTCGCTTATAACGTCTGTAACGCTCTTAATACGCTTTAGTGTTTCGTTGTTGGTTGTTTGTTGTATTTCTTTTTTTATTTTGGCTTTTTCTATATTACCAAAAGGCTTGCATAGTACTAACCCCAGCTCGTCTATCAGTTCATCGTGCTTGTCTTTATCTTTATATTCTATGACGTCTATTGTATTGCAGTGGAATAATACAAGGTCGTGCTGGTTACCTATCTCTTTACCTATTGCTTTAAAAGTTGCTCCTGTTTCTCTTGCGAGTTTACAGAATACCTTTCTAGCATATACATATTTTCTTTTTCTTGATTTGATTGCTATATCAACTTCAAATTTTTCGCTTACTGCTTTTTTTAATATATCTAATCTCATTGTTTTATTTTAGTTAAATTCTGCGTGTTCTAAACACTCACTACAAAGGCTTTCGCTTAATTGACTTGGTTCTGCATTACAACAGTCTGAACCTATGTGTTCTTCTGTATGTGGGTTATCTATTGCGTATTGTACTATTTGTTTTGGTGTTTTCATTTTGTCTATATTTTATTGTCTATTGTTTCTATTAAGTGTCTAAGGTCTGAGCGTTCCCAAGTTCCTAAGTCTAGTCCGTTTATTAAAAATTTATAATAGTCTTTACGGTCTGTGTCTTTTATTTCTATATTTATATACATATTAATCTAGTTTAGTGAATTCTGCTGATTGGTTTTTATTGTGTTCTTCTTTGTTTTGGAAGTAGTTGTCAACTAATGCGTCAATCATTACAAGCTCGTCAATAGTAGCTACTTTTATTTTATGCATTAAGCTGTCTATTTTATTTAGTACATTGGTACACATTTCAGGGTTGTTATTGTACACATTATTAAACCCTTCTTGATATATTCCTTCCAGTAGTTTTGATGTCTTATTTACTTGCAGCTTTACGTTCTGCTTAAACCCTACGCTTCCTTTTAAGTCATCGTTTGCTTCTAGTAGTAATTGACTTATCAATACACATTTTAAATAGCTTAGGTGTCTGTGTGTTATAGGGTCATCTTGTACACATCTAACTTGTTCTTGGTGTTCTAGTTCTTTTTGTTCCATTCTTTCGTAATATTCTTTTTGTTCTTTTTTCATTAGTTTATATTTTCATTTTATAGTTTTTTTGAAATTATAGTTTTGTATAAATTCAAACTATTAATATAATTACTTTTTTGTTCATTTGTTTTTTTCTATCCATTGCTGTTGTTGTTCTCTTAGGTATTCTATTTCACGTCTTAAATAATCTGCTGCTTTTTCTAAGTCTTTTAACTCATCGTCTTTCTTTCCGCTTCTGCAAATATACTTAATTATATTCCCCCTATTGAAGTTTAGTTCATAATCTTTTATGAAGTCTATGACGTCATATCCTTTGCCGTTTTCGTAATGTAAATAAGTTGCTCGTTTCATAATTTTATTTTATTTAATTCGTTTTGATATGCTTGTGCTGCTTCTTTTTCATCGGTAAACACTCCTAAATATTTTTTATTTCCATTTATTTGGATTTGTGCCATCCATTTATTAGTTGCTTTGTGCCAAGTAACGCCAATATGTTTTGAAATACCTTTTCTATCTTTAGATGTGTTTTCTCTAACTGTTATTATCTGTAAATTGAACAGCTTGTCGTTTTCTTTGTTATTATCTATATGGTCAATAACAAGTTTTGAAGTTTTTGGTTTATGGTTTAAGAATGAATAAGCTACTAAAACGTAAGTATAAAAAGAATTTTTTTTACCATTAAAATACAAAGTACAAATCTTTCTTCCTCTTGAATTTACAGGGGTTTTTAAAACATTTGATTTGCCAGTTTTTTTATAATTTAAACTCCTAACGTTTCCTAAATTACTAACTTGATACAAGCCTTCATATTCTGGTATGTCTTTCCATACTTCTATTCCTAATCTACTTTTTAATTTTGCTATCATTTTGTTTTTGTTTTATAGTAATGCTAATATTCTTAAATCTTCTTGTATGTCTTTAATCATTTTTAAAGCGTCTTTATAGTCTTGGTTTTCCATTGCTTCAATAACTATATCTAAGTCATATACAAATCTAATCATTTGTTCTAAGTTTTAATAAGTGATAGCATTCTGCATATTTTTGACGTGCTTTGCCTTTGTACTCTTGTTTAAATAATTCGTACATCTTTTTTGTGTATTGGTATTTAGTGTCGCAATCAGCTAAGTATTTTTCTGCAAACTTTTTTCCTTTACCTTTAAAATAGTTTACGTTGTCGGCAGTATCTCCAATTATCATTTGCTCATAAAAGTTATATAAAGCCTCGTCTTCGCTTATATCTAAAACCTCTTTATGTTTATAGTGATAGTTGTACATAAGGCAAGGGAACTGCTTATAGTCTTTGTCAATGCTTACTATCATAACATTATCACGCCCTAGTTCATTAGATAACTCAAACCAATATCTAGCAACTATATCATCTGTTTCAATTCCATAACCCCAGATGCTGTCGTATTGGTCTTTAACGTATTGGTGCATCTCATCTAATAAAGGCGGTAACTCTTGCTTTTTTCTATTTGCTTTGTAATCGCTTGTAATTAGCTTTCTAAAGTTTCCCTTACTACCGCTAAACGTTAGTACTTTTTCGATAGGGTACATATCTTCCAGCTTGTTTACTATGCTCATAAATTGCTCATCAAACTTCGCTTGAGCTTCTTCTATATCCCTATAATATTTGTCATCTTCTGGGTTCTCTCGTTTCTTATAACAAGCCGCAAAGATTAAACTATCTGCATCAACTAGTAGTATCATTCTATATCTAAATTAAAGCATTCAACTGAACAATAATAATCTCCGTTTGTTTCAGAACCACAACAAGCACATTCTGTCTTTGCGTCTGGTTCATCTATATAACTGTCAAAGTAACTCATATTTCGTATTGTTTTAAATCGTTTTGTAAATTTTCTATTTGTTCTTTAAGGCTTATAAGTTGTTTGTTTTTATCAGCTCTTAATAAATCAAATCTTCTTTTTAATACGTCATTCTCAACGGTTAAACCGTTTACATATTGACCTATTTCTGTCATTCCTTGCACTATGTTTTTTAAGTCTTTATTAGCTGGTTTTTGTTTGCTCCACTCCATAACTAAATTAGCTATGTGGTTAAACCAAAGATTATATGACTGTTTTTGTAGTAACGTCATTATACTGATAAACCAAAGATAAACCCTAAAGTAACTAATAAAATTGCTGAAGCTACAACGGAAGCCATTAAAATCAACTCACGCTGTTCGTTTAGTTCTTTATCTCTTTGCTGTAAATCCCTTTTAGTGTAAACCTCTATACGGTT